ATTACCAGAAATTCTTTGAACATAATTAAAATCTCCGTTTCCTGCAGCCCTGCTCCATTTTACCCATACATCGTAATCTTTTGCTTGTCGTATAATTTGACTACCTATTTTAACAGTCACGGTATCCCAAGCAACCGTAGTTATACCAGATGACACAATAGAAATGTTTCCTGAAACATAAACATATTGTGGGTCAATAGTAACTATTGGAGACCAATGAGAAGATCTGTTTTTATCTTCAGACACTACCCTGTATCTAACATCATATTTTTCTGTAGAACTGCTTATAGTTGGAAGGTTTTCTTGCTCAATTTTAATTTTTTTAATAACTTCATCAACCATTATGTTACTCCAACTGAAAATCTAAATTCAATATAGTTGCTTGTATTAGGAAATTTTATAATTGACTCAGCACCTTCTGTTTTAATTAGTGAGTAACCAGTCAAACCATAAAGTGGGTTTACTGTTGCAACATTTTCTAATCTAATAGCATCAAGTGCAACATAGTAATTTTCTGAAGGCACTCCACCATCAATTACACATGCATAAATTTTAACTACTGTTACGGCATTCCATGTAAAGTTTGCACTTGTATATAACTCTTGAAGTTGTTTTGTTACGACAAAATATCTATTAGTTGAAAAATCTTGAACTAAATCTGGGTTTCCAGATGTTCCGTGATTTATCTCTGCTTCAAACCTTGCAAACTCTCCACTTAAATCATCTGTTGATGCAAAGTCAACTAAAATTCTAACAGTGTCTGGGATTGATCCTGAGTCTCCATCTTTATTAACTAAAGAAAATGCCAACTTAAGTTCATCAATTGGGGAGTTTCTAGTAAAGTCAACGTTTGCTCCAGTTAAGTGGACGTGGTTTGATCCATTTTCTACAACAAAGTGATCTTCTGTTGGACCGCTATCTTCACTTATTGTTAAATCAGAATCATCACCTTGTATAAAGATTGTATTATTTAAAAATCGACATCTTTCATATCTTACTGCACGAGATGGTTTATAAAATATAGCGTTATCTGCATTTGTTTGAAACACAGCATCAGCCACAGCAATAATATTATCATCTTCTGGATCATCTAATGGAGCAGAATATAAATTGATAGCAGTCACTGCATCTGCTGTATGGTGTTGCCAATTTTCTGCAGTAGTAAAAGCAAAAACAGTTTTACTGTCATATGCTCCAGCAGAGGGGTTAGATCCTGCTGAATAAATGCCAACCTCAGTAATTTCATATCTTTCTTCTGTTGGCAATTCTGCTGTTAAAACAATTTTATTAAGACCATTTTCATTAACAAACCCTCTTGATGATATTGGAACTCTAAACATTTCAAAATCTAAGGCTTCTTTTGTAGAAAAATCTCCTTGTACGTCGCCAGTGTCTAGCGGTGTTGGACCACAGCCTACAGCAATATATGAGGCATAGGCAGGTGCCTGTCCAAGCATATACTTTCCAATAATGCTTTTACCTGTATTGGTTATCATGAAACTATTTCTCCAAATTCCGCTTCATATATTGTACCACTTACAGTGATTTCTACCTCAAGTTGTTCATCAGGCTCAACGTTTACAGCCTCAATAATAAGGTTTCCGTTTATAGAATCAAGGTAGACGTGGGTTCCATTGGGACCAGTTCCAGGACTAGGTATTTTATTTTCAAGTTTAATTGGAAAATTGGCAAAATACTTATCAGATGTAGACTGCAGACTAAGAATATTGTTTGGATTATACTGTTGCTGGATAGATGATAAATTTTTAATTGGTTGGTATGAAATTTGTTGACCATTAATAATATCATTACGAGCAATATTTATTAATTCTTGACCACCAATATTTTCAAATATAAGGTCTGTCATTACCTCAATTCGTAAGTCATCATCGTTAAATAAAACAGTATCAATTGGTGCAGTTTTAACTGGTAGTGGTGGAGGTAATGCTGCTGCAACGGAAGCGGTAGTTATATCTGCTGGAGTCAGTGGAGTTGGATTTGTAGATCCCCCCCAAGAAGAATTTGATGAAGATGTAGTATTTGTTGTATTTGTGCCTACTGTATCCGTAACGGTAGTCTTTGATTCACTTTTTTCTTCAACTTTTTCTTCTACGGTTGATGTGACAATTGGTGGCTCATTTATTGGTTTTGGAACATCTATTATAGGTGTTGTAGATTTTGGAGGAGTAGATATTTTTGATGGAATTTTTACAGTTGTTCCAGCAAATATAGTATTGCCACCTTTATATTTTGTATCTTCTGTAAATTTTGGATTAGCGGCAAGAATTGCCTTTACTGTAGTGTTGTTTTCTTTGGCAATAGATGAAAGAGTATCTCCTCTTTCAACCTTTACCGTTATTGGTTTTGTTGGTGTAATTGCAGCCTTTTTTACGCTTTGTGGAACATCTCCACTACCGCCGTCAGAGAGCATGTTGCCATAAAACCTCATTTTACACCTCGCTCAAATATGCAGTCATGCTCGGTCCATCAGTTCCTCTTAAGTACTCAATATTATATACCACAAATCTACTTGTATCAGATGCAACAAGGTCTAGCCCAGTAGAATCTTTATAATCAATTGTAACTATGTCTCCAAGTTGCAATGTTGGAATAGAAAATAATTGAATACCAATAGATTTTTTAGGATGCATAATTTTATTAATAATCCACCCCATCAATGCCTCAGCATCATCTGGAGTTTGAACATACATACTGTCTATACTAAATTCGTTTTTACCATAGATCATTCTGCTCTGCCTGATTTCATCATATTTAGATTTTTCTACAAGAGGAGAGTAGGCAAGTGTGTCACCTTTAAACTCTGGATCAGATAAATTTCCACGTTTTTTAAAATATTCGTCAACCGTTAGTTCATGTGTTGTGTCTTGTGTAAACGTAATTCCTTGTATTCTTAAAAAGTTTCCTGTTGTTTCATCTAGGCTTAAAGCCTTATCCGTAGCGTTAAAGATTAAAAATTCTGCTCCATAAGAATCTGCTTTAAATCCTGAAGTTGTGTACCCCTTGATCCTATCAAGTGTTGGTGATAATTGTGCATAAAGAGCAGGGTAAGCACGGTCATACTTAACATCAAAATATGCACATTCACGCATAAGAGTCCCAAACTCTTCAAAATACATATTATATTTTGGTGGCTCTTGTGCACTAATTCCAGAAAGATATGTGGACTGAATTATTCCACTCATTGCATATTTTGTAAATGATTCGTTAGCGTTAATTTTTGTATCTGAAAGGGCAGAGGAAAGGGTTTCTCCAACAGTAAATACACTATTCTGAGAATAGTTTTCTGAAAGTGCATAGATGTTTTCAAACATAACTCTTGAAGATCCACGGGTAAACAAAGCCATATTATTATAGATTGGAAGTGGATCTGAATCATCAACAACTTTTATAAGTTTATTGTTAATGTATAAATAGAATCTTCTAATTTTACCAATGTCTTGATACTCTACGGATAAATCATAAACCGTTGGATTATCTTCACCAGACATTCGATATTGCCCAGTAAATCTTCCGTCGTCTACAAGTATTTTTGAAAGACCTCCCCAAAGTTTAACAGGAATTGCGTTATTATTTGAAGAGTCTTTTTTGACTTTATAAAAAACTATATTGTTAATGGATTTTTCAGCCTCACCTTTTGTATTTAATTTTAAGTATGAGTTAATATTATCTTCAGTCAATGCAATAACTTCAAAATAGTATCCGTTATTTGTTTCTGGATTTAGTAGAACTGCAAGCCCACCGCTTCCACCACCAATGTTTACGTTTTGATCTGGTTGTGTACCTGAAGCCTGATAGTATGTCGTACTGCCAATTGGGGTCTGAGTTCTACTAGTATTGTTTTCAATTTTACCAACTATTCTCATTCTTGTTCCAAAATGTTTATAGGCATTATTAAGTGATTTATAAACATAAGATACAAAATTAAGTGGAACATCTGTAGTTTTAAATGATGGACCATTCATAACAAATGCAGATGATTGAATAGTTCCAGTCTGAGTGCTTTTTAAGTTATTAACCTGTGTTTCAGTTAAATAATTGGTTGCCATAAAGTTTTTAATAATTCCATTGCGTGTTGTTTGTTTTGCAAGAACATTGTCAACGCCTGCTGCACCAACAGTAGTTGCTGGGTATGTAACATCTTCATCTAGTCGTGTTG